GATTTGGGCGGCAGACTACTTAATGACGCAAGGAAAAATACGGCGTGCCTTGATTATATGCCCTCTATCTATCATGGATTCAGCGTGGCGCGCGGACTTATTTAAAGTAGCGATGCACCGTCCAGTAGATGTAGCACATGGCTCCCGCGAAAAGCGTAAAGAAATAATCGAAGGGGATGCCGAGTTTGTAATCATCAATTACGACGGCGTGGAAATCGTACGGAACGAAATCGCCAACAACGAGTTTGATCTATTTATCGTAGACGAAGCGACACACTACAAAAACGCCCAGTCCAATCGCTGGAAAGCCTTAAACTCGTTGCTACGCCCGGAGTCATGGTTGTGGATGATGACTGGTACCCCCGCTGCACAGTCCCCGCTGGATGCTTACGGTTTGGCCAAACTTATTAACAACAAACGCGTACCCAGATTCTTTGGGGCGTTTCGAGACATGGTTATGTACAAGGTAACCCAGTTTAAGTGGGTGCCCAAAGAAACCGCAACGGAGACTGTGTTTGATGTACTGCAGCCGGCAATCCGGTTTACTAAAAAGCAGTGCATGGACCTGCCCGAGATGACCTATACAAAACGCGACGTAGAACTAACTCCTCAACAGAAGAGATACTACGAAGCCATACGCAAGCACATGGTGACAGTTGCTGCCGGCGAACAAATAACAGCAGCCAACGCAGCGGTTAACATGAACAAGTTGCTACAAATATCCTGCGGCGCAGTCTATGCCGACAACGGCGAGACAGTAGAGTTTGACATCAAAAAACGCTACCGGGTGCTGAAAGAAGTCATCGACGAATCCAGCCAGAAAGTCCTTATCTTTGTACCGTTCAAACATGCCATAGACATGTTGGCAGAAAAGCTTGATAGCGACAATATAACCAACGCGATAATTCGTGGTGACGTGCCTGCTGCCAAACGTACGGAGATTTTCAACACGTTCCAAACAACCTCCGACCCCCGAGTATTAATTATCCAACCGCAGTCTGCCGCCCATGGGGTTACCCTCACTGCAGCGAATACAATCGTGTGGTGGGGCCCGGTGTCTTCATTGGAAACTTACGCACAAGCCAACGCCCGAGTACACCGGTCCGGACAAAAGCACCCCTGCACAGTGGTACAGCTAGTAGGTTCGAGCATAGAAAAGCGCATATATAGTATGTTGGATTCCAGAATTGACGTGCATTCAAAAATAATAGATTTATACCAAGAAATACTTGAAAGTTAATAAAACAGCACTATAATAACTAAAACAACGCGAAACAATCTCACAGGAGAACGTTATGACCGACGCAGAGCAGGTTGGTGTGGATAAACTTGTCGCTACCTATCTCAAAATCCGCGACAAGAAAAACCAAACCGCACGAGAACTAAAAGCGCTTGAAACCGAATACGAGCGGAAACTCGACATTATCCGTACCGCCTTACTGGAGCATTGTAAGGAAGCGGGTGTTGAGTCCGTCCGTACTGAGGCGGGCACTTTTTATCGTACCGTTTCAAAACGGTTTTCAACAAACGACTGGCACTCAATGAGTCAGTTTATTTTGGAACACGAAGCTGTTGACCTCTTGGAAAAACGTCTGCATCAGACTAATATAAAAACTTTCCTCGAAGAAAACCCGGATTTACTACCCCCCGGTTTAAACGTCACCAGCGAATATACAGTGAATGTACGGAGGGCAAAGAAGTGATTGATGGTTCAGATTTAGTACGGGTAGAGGAAGTAGCGGAAACTCTGGGAGTAAAACCTACGACAGTGCAAGACTGGGTGCGTAAGGGCAATATCCCCAGAAATACTTACCTTAAAGTAGGCAAGACTTACCGTTTTGATTTAAAAGCAGTTATTGCCGCATTGCGAGCCAGTAACACAGATGACAGTGCAGAAAGCACAGGAGAACAGAATGACTGACATTATCCAAGCGCAAAACCTTCCGGCTAGCTATCAGGATTTGCTAGCGCAATTGGAGCCGGAAACCAATTTAACGGGTGGGGCGTTTGTATCCAACCGGCGGCTTAGCATCCGGGGTGGGGTATTCCGGAAAGTAGTTAACGGCCAAGAAGTCGGGGAGATTGACGCGCGCTCGTTGAAAGTAGTGATTGCGAAGGCAGCACCCATCTCACGCATGTACTACGCGGGCACCTACAGCCCCGGTGAAACAAACCCCCCAACATGCTGGGCTGCCGACACATCGGTGCAGAAACCTGCAGACGAGGTACCAGAGGAATCCCGCCAAAGCTCTCGCTGTATGGACTGCCCACAAAACATCAAAGGGTCTGGCCAAGGGGATAGCCGGGCGTGTCGGTACCAGCAGCGTGTCGCAGTTCTTATCGCTGACGAAGACGGGAACATCAAGTCAGCCGAACCGTACCTGCTGTCTCTGCCGGCAACTAGCGTGTTTGGTGACGATCAGAAGAAACGTGGCATGATGGCGTACGCACGGCATCTAAGCGCCCACACTACTCCGTTGGCTTCTGTAGTTACAGAAATGTGTTTTGACACCAACAGCTCTACCCCGAAACTGTGGTTCAAAGCAGTGCGCCCGCTGGCCGAAGAAGAGCTTGGGCTTGCAGTTGAGGTACAACGAAGCCCGGATGCTGCTGAGCTTGTGGCCATTAAAGTTACCAACAGCAAAAAACAAGACGAAGAAGGTGGCGATGATGAAGAAGAAAAACCTGCCGCACTGCCTCCGTTGTTCACGGACGAGGAGTCCGAAGACGAGGGCGAAGAAAAAGAAACTGCCGAGGCGGTAGATGACGCGCCGAAAGTCCGTAAGTCCAAGAAGAAAGAAGAGAAACCGAAAAACGAAGACTTGGCTAGTCTGCTCGACGAATTTGACGACGAGTAAGTAGTTTTTGTTTTTGGTGGGGCACCATACCGGTGCCCCTATTTTTCTGGGTGATAATAAAATGGACGCAAAGCAGTTTTTAACTGCGGTGTTAGGCGATGAAGGTAAGTATTGTGCTGTAGGTATTGCCAATGAAAAAGGCGCGCCTGTACTGCACGAGTTCCGCGATAACGTAGACGATATATTGGCGGCGGCACAGGAGTTCGATAAAAGTGGACTCAATACGTATTTTGCTGTCAGTACCTTTAACGAAAACCCGCAAACAGAGAAAGATAGCCGAAAATACCGTCGACTAGCTAAGAACGTATGTCAAACAAAATGTTTCTTCCTCGATGTTGATTGTGGGGAGGATAAGCCTATTCCCGACCAAAAAGCCGGTGTGCTTGCGCTGCATAAGTTTCAAGAGGCTTACGGGTTGCCCATGCCGTCGTATGTCGTCAATTCTGGCCGGGGCCTACACGTTTACTGGGTGCTAGACAAGCCCCACTCCCCAGACGCTTGGAAACCAGTTGCTGAGAAATTCAAGGCTGCGTGCGCGTCCGCTGGGTTTGATGTTGATACGGCTGTACCCGCAGATGCGGCGCGTGTTCTGCGTGTGCCAAATACACACAACTACAAACCAAACCCCCCAGCCTCTGTGGCTGTAATGGCGGACACCGGCACCCGAGTAACACTGGATGAATTCTCCAATAAGTTCCCAGACATAGCCAAAAGCGAGTCAGACCCCGCGTTAATCCCCAGAACGTTTTCCGAGCAAGACCGGGAAGACATGCTTGCGGCTATGGGGTTGAAGAACAAAACGTTTAAATTCGGCAACTTGGTACGCAAGATTGTTTCTGGTACTGGGTGCAACCAAATTAAGCGGGCCATAGACAACCCCAACGACTTGACCTACAACCAGTGGCTTCATGTCCTGTCTATTGCGAAGTTCTGCGAAGACGGTGGCAAAGCGATACACATTGTATCCTCAAAATACGAGGGCTACAGCGAAGAAGAAACCGAAAAAATAGCGGCCGGTATAGAGAAGCCGCACTTCTGCTCTACGTTTGCCGACGATTACCCGGCGGGGTGTAAGGGGTGCCCGCACAAGCAGACTAAGATTCGCTCCCCCATATCCCTATGTGGAGAGTTGAAGCGCGCGCCCGAAGAAGGCAGCGTGGTAGAAGTGGTAGAAGTGGTAGAAGTGGTCGAAGCTAAAGAACCTCCAGCGCCACCAGCACCCGTCGAATACGAGGTCGACGAAGAACAAGACACCACGTTAGTCGCGCCAACAACAAAGTCATACCATGTACCGCCATATCCGAAACCGTACGCACGGGGGGCTAGCGGGGGTGTGTATCACTGCACTAAAGACAAGGACGGGGAACCGGAAGATATACTTATACACGACAACGATCTGTACATGCTAAGCCGGCTGCGTGACCCCATAGAAGGACCATGCTACTTGATTCGGCACCATACCAAACGAGAAGGCGTGCATGATTTTGTAACCTCTGGCGTTACACTGTCTTCCCCCGAAGAGTTTAGAAAAGAGATGTGCAAAAACGATATCTTTGTACGTGCTAAGAATTCAGAAAGGTTAATGGCATATATGGAAAAGTGGATTAAAGAGCTGCAGCGTACGCAAGACGAAATAAAGGTACGTACCCAATTTGGTTGGACAGAAAACAACCAGTCTTTTGTTGTGGGTGACCGAGAAATAACTGCGGTAAACACCAAGCCAAACCCACCCGGTGCCCGGACATCGCAGTATTTCCCCTATTTCAAAAAGAAGGGTTCATTGGAAGACTGGAAAAAGATACCGGGGTTCTACAATCGGCCGGGGTTTGAACCGCACCAATACATGTTCGGGTTATCGTTTGGCTCGCCACTAATGCAGTTTGTATCAGGGATGCACGGGTCTACCTACAATTTGACCAGTGCAGACACCGGATACGGAAAAACTACGGGCCAGATGGGGGGTGCCTCTGTGTGGGGAGACCCGGCGAAAGTTATCGTCAAAGGGCAAGACACGCACCATTCACTGTTCCTCCGGGCAGAAGTGTACAAAAACATCGTGCTATACGTAGACGAGATGTCCAATCTGGAAGGCAAGCAGGCTAGTGAGTTTTGCTATGCGGTGTCCAATGGGGAACAACGTAACCGCCTGAGCAACACGGGGCAAAACGTAGAGCGGTACCGGGGCGATATTTGGAACCTCTTGGTGGGCGCTACCGGCAACACCAGCATTACAGAGCGCGCTACTAAATACCGGGCCACACCAAAAGGCGAGCTTGGTCGGGTCATAAACCAAGAAGCTACCCTGCTGCTCACCGGGGAAGAAGACACTCGACTGGGGCGGGAGTTGGCCAAGCTACTAGATGAAAATTACGGGCACGCCGGCGAGGTATACATACAGCACATAATCGCAAACCAAAAAGAAGTTGCAGATATGGTAGCTAAAACCATTGACCAACTAAACATAGATGCTGGATTAACCGCACAACACCGGTTCTGGTGTGCTCAAGCGGCCGTAGTCTACGTAGGCACGTGCGAAGCTAAAAAGATTGGGTTGCACAGTTGGGATATGGACAACCTGTACCAGTGGTGTGTAGCACGGCTGCGGGAACAAAAAGAAAGCTTGATGGAGATGAACGTCCCCATAGCAGAGATTGTGCGCCAGTACTATGCCGAAAACGTCAACCGATTTCTGCGGATAAAAAGCAACGGCGAAGACCCGCAGATTGGCGACTTGGAAAACCTGTACCGGGGTGCTGACGCGATGCCTATCAATCAGTGGGCGGGCCGCCATGAGTATGACGTGGATAAACTGTATCTGCTTCCGGCTCCGTTCAAGACGTGGTGTCTACAGCAAAACTACCACTGGGAAAGTGTACGTACGCGGTTGGTGAACGAGATGGGTGGTAAGCCAAAGACGGTACGGTTGGGGTCGGGTACCAAAATCGACATCGGCAGCTTGTATGTGTATGAGGTTACCCTAAAAGACTTGGAAGAATGACCACGAGCAACGTTGTAACTATATCTCCGGACGGGGTAGACATTGACATACTGGCGGACAAGTTTGTCGTAGGGGCATCTATATTTGTACCCTGCATCAACACGGAACGGGCTAAGCGTCAATTGCGGGAGTTGTTTGCACTGGGGGACAAAAAGCTGGTGTTCCGGGTATGCGTTGTAGATGGCAAATACGGTATGCGTGTTTGGATGATTCGGGAGAAACCCGTAAAGCGCGGGCGAGGCAGCGGTCGAAAAAGGTAACTACATATTGTGCCAAAAATGTCGACATAGTACTATATAGCTACTTCATCGTTCTCCTTTGAGGTTTTGCCCCCTACATGGGGGCATTTTTTGTTTAGATTTCCCCAAACTCCGCGTTTGACCGCAAGATTTGCTCTACAAACCGCTTGTTAACAATCATACCGCCTGTCATTTGCGCGATGATGTCGTTATTGCTGCGGGTGCGGAGCGAACTCTCCAAGTTGCTCTCTTCGATGGGATAGTCTGGGTGGTCCCGGTTGTACTCCATAATATCCTTCAACACATCCGACGGGCTCTCAGGACTGTCACCTTTGACAGCATAGTGGTACCGATCAAGCAGCGCCCCACGTCGGTTTTGGACCCCCCGCCGTATACGGTAATTAAGTGCCAGTTTATCTTGCTCAAGGCGGAATTTGGCCGGGCGGAAGCCTGCTACTTGTCGGAGCACGTCGCCAGTATCCACCTCCCCAACGATGGGGTCACCCCGCCGGGTTTCGTAGCCTTCTGTAGCTACGCGGTATGACTTGGCGAAGTTGGAGAAGGCTGTAGGTAACATGTTTTCAATAGCCCTACGGTTGTTACGCGGGTCACTGTCCATCAACTCCCTCATACTCTCCACACCGCGCAGGCCAATGCCGATTGCGGGGCCCCCGTAGCTTTCAACCAGACCCAGCACGGCATCCGCGTTACTTTGCGGGCGGTAGTTACCACGGTCCCTGAGCATCAGGTTGGTCAGGCTGGCTCGGTCTGTAATGTCCAGACCTAGCACGGCGGCTATAGCACCATAATACCAACCGGAGCCGACAGCCTTTTGCACTAGGGTGTTAAAATCTTCTTCGTCCTCTTCGCCGAACATCATGTTAAACGCCATGGCAACCGTACCGTACAGGGGTAGTCCTTTCGCCCCCAGTAATGCCCCGCCGGCACCGTACGTCCATGCCAATGCTTTGGCTAACTGCTTGGCCTCTGCAATTTGCTCCGGGGTTTTTACATCTCGGTTGGTGAGGTTAAGAGTGTCGAACAGCCCCTTAAACATGTGGAATTGCAACGCAGCAATCTGTGTTGGGTAACGCTTAAACTGATAGATCAAGCTACCGAAACCGGACTGAGCATACCGGGGCGCAGTGGTCAGTACTGCTGAACTGTTGGTGTACTCCATGAAGTCAATAGCTTCTTGCGCTAGCTCCCGAAGCGAGTCGGCGTTGTCAGTAAGCTCTTTGTTGGTTACTTCCGCAAACGGCTTGCCAAACTTTTGCTCTACCGCTGCTATGTAGTGACTACCTGCACTTACCTGCCGGATGAACCGCTCGCTGTGGTTAAAAATAAAACCGGTTAGCGTAGATACCTTACGTAAGAAATTAGAAGTGGGGCGATCTAAAGCCGCATCTTCCATAACAATAGTGCGCTTGTCCTGCCCGGTTTCCAACATACGCTTGGTTAGTGGGGCTAGTATGTTATTGATTTGTTGCTCGGCTTCGGTACCGGGCTCTAGGTTGGTCAGACCAATGTCGTACCCCATGATGCCGGGGCGCTGGCGCTTGTAAGACCCCATATAGTATTTCATGGCCTTATTCATTGCTGACGTGCCCCGTACCATACCGAATTTTGCGTTGAGTTGTGGCCCCACGATGGTGGGCAGCGTAACCATGTTAACCGCAGCCGAAGAAGGGTTAAGGCCCAACGTCCAATTAAATATACCGGCCCTTATGTTACGTATGGTAGGCGATATGCGCGGGTCTTTGGCAAACTCTGTATAGCTTGGTAACCCGAAGCCCATTTTCTCTGTCTGGTCTTTGGTACCGGCGACCATTATGGCCAAGTCCCGGTTAAACGTGTCTTCTGCAAACTCTGGGTCTGTTTTGATTTTCTCTTGTATGCGATTCTGCAACGCGGAAATACGCGGTTCGTACAACAAGTTTGCGTAGCTGTTTATGTTGATTTGTTGGCGGTTTTGAAACGCTTTCAACGGATTAACTTCATAGCCGGGAATGTTTTTACGCTTTTTGTGTCCTTGCAGCAGTGCCTGCTCCGGCAGTGTGCGGAACAGTATCTTGTCCAGTTCGTTCAGGAACTCTTGCTTGGCGGCGGCTTCCTTCGGGTTACCCTCCGGGATATTCAGCCCGTCCACAAGTTTTTTAAGCTCCAAAGCGGTTGTCGTGGACAACGTTCCACTCATACTGAAGTCGTTCTTAATTTGGTCAAGTGACAGACGCTCCACGCTCCCCTTTTTTACCGTGACGTCGATACCGGAGTTCAGATAGTCTTCTGCGGCTTCTTGTTCGGCCTCAGTTTCAAACGCCATGAGTGCAACTTCCATCTGGCCGGACGGGTCTTCACCTTCAAAACGCAGCCAGAATTCACCACTACGGTCCAAGGGGAAGTACGGGTCGATGATGCCCGAGGTCATTACCTTCTTGAAGATACGCTCTTTGACTGCACGCTTTGTGTTGTTGTCCAGCTCAAACATTTCCAGACGTTGTTCAATCGCGTCCAGAATCTTGGCGTTTGTTTTTTTGTAGGTATCACGCAGCTCTGTAAACACGTTTTGCTGTTCTTTGGTCAGCGACTCTAAGCGATTTTTTAAGTCCCGGTGTAAGGCGACCTTTTCCGGGTCCGGACTGGTTATTTCTATCTCAGTAGCAAAGTCTTCCGCAGGTAACATGTTTTTAGCCGCATCTGCGGCCGCCTTCGCCTCCTTACGTGTTTTAAACCCCACCCCTTTCTCCCCGTACGCTTCCTGCAGATTCCCGTTGTTATCAATGTACTTGTACCCGTAAGAGCTATAGTTAGTCTCGGGTTTGGTGGGGTCAACTTCGTTAATGGTTGCGTTGTTTACCACGTATTCAAAAGTTTTCAGGGCTTGGGTATCGCCTTTGAACGCATTAACGAACTTGGTGTTTTGCTCACTAAAAATTTGGGTTTCTTTGGTACGCAGCCCGTCCTGTTCCGCTAGCAACTGTTCAAGCTCTTTCGCCATACCACCAATCGAAGTGTCTTTCAGCATCCGTGCGTGGTTTTGCAAAGATAAGCCGTCCATCATAGCGATGCGGGCACGTCGGGTTAGTCGTCGACCTGCAGAAGCTAATTTTCTAGCCGACTGCTGCAGTATATTTTCGCTAGGAAACCCAATGTTGGGATTCATTATGTACTGCGCAGCCTGCTCGTGACCTTCTGAAGTGGCAATGTCCAAATAACGGGACGTAGAATAGGTACTCTCTGGGGATACTACAGCCTGCAACGTGCGTAGCGTTTCCCCCAGAAGTGTTTCCGGTCGGCTTTCGATACCGAATATGCGGCTGATCGCGCTAACAAACTTGCGCCACAAGGACTGCTTTTCGTTCCTACGCTTAGCGGCCGCCAGCTTTTTCTGGAAGTCCGGGTTGGTATATGCCTCAATAGCAAACTCACGGAACGAATCCATACCGTAAGCATGGGGCACTAGGGTTTTGGCTTCTTCGTAAAGGCCCTTCAACCGCTGAGTTATAGGTGAGCTAGCCCGGCCCAAAGTTTCGTCTAGTACCAAGTGTCCGGCTTCGTGCAGCACTGTGTGGTTGGTAAGCGGTATTGCCCGGTTTATCTGTATGCCGTCGGTGACTGTAAATGCCCCGGCAAGCGGGTTGCCCTCAAGACTTGTCAGCGTGTCTGCAAAAGTTACAGGTGTGGCTTTCTTAGCCTTGTCCTGTAGCCGTTTTACTGCTTTTGCCAGATTCCGCGCGATGCTTTTTGCTTGCGGATTGGGCGAGTCTTTCGCAATTTGGGTCAACGCCCCAACTAAATCCCCCGCTTCCAGTTTTGCTTGGGTTTCGGGGGAAGCCGGACCTGCCACGTTACTAACAGCGTCGGCCCGCAGATAGTCCATCATTGGGTCGAAGCCCAATTCGTCCATCATCTCGACGGCATCTTCGTAACTGTCTGCGGTTTCGTCGATTACATATTTGGTATCTAACGCTTCATCCGACAGGTCTTTTACGTTTTGGTCAGTCGGGCCGTCAGATTCTGGTACGTCTTCTATGTATTCATCCGCAAGCGCTTTGGCCTCTTCATCTTTGTAAAAACCGCCCAAGGTTGGACCGCCCCTAGCGGTATCTCTGTCAGCAAGACCATATTCAGCGAACGTGGGGTTTGCGAGCAGGGCTTTAACTCGGGCTCTTGTGGCCTTACTGGTGCGCTTTTGTACTTGTAAACCACTGAGCTGCCGTGCCAAAACTTCCGCTTGTTTGCCTGTGGGTGCTTCGTTGACCTTGTTGATGATGCTTCGGGCTTTAGCCTTAGACACGTTTAGGGGAGCTAGGTCTTCTTCGACCAAATTGATAGGCTGTGTGGCCCCACTACGCGCTACTTTAGTGGCTATGTCCGCAACTTCTCTAGCAACGTCAGTCTCTTCTATACGTTGCTGTTGTCGCCTAGCTTCGGTCAAATACTGATCTAGCGTAGCATTTGTTTCTGGGGACAGTTCGCTGCGCACAAACTGTATTGCCCGTTCTGCCTGCCGGTTAGTCTTTGCCACTTTTACGCCGGGGTCAGTAGGCTTAACCGAATCGAAAGCCATACTGCGCAGCCCAATATCTAGTGGGTCAGCTTCTGTAGCGTTTTGCTCGAAGAACTGTTTGCCGGAGGCTGTATCTTGTAAGGTTTTCGCTATTTCTGGCTGATTGTCCGTGGTTGTTGCGCTTTCTGCCAGCGCTAGAGTGTCTTCGCTGCTACCAAAATACACACGCGCAGAAGCTTTTTGGCTGTACCGGTTCCTCTTGTTTACCGCTGTGTCCCGCACGGCCAACACTTTTTGGACGTCTGTGTCAAAGCTGTCTGACTTCCCTCGCGGTACAGGTTGTATCTCTCCGGCTTCTTCCTGCTGCCGCAACCGCTCCCGTGCTTTATTAAACGCCCGTACGCGCGCAGCCCCTTGTCGCTCTAGTCTGGCTCTCGCGCGGTTAAACGCTTCGACTATAGAGGGGGTTTCCGGTGTTGTTTCCGGTGCTGTTTCCGGTGCTGTTTCCGGTGCTGTTTCCGGTGCTGTTTCCGGGGCGCGCATACCCTCTGCTGCTCGCTGTAGTCGAGCATTTATTTCTTCTTGGCTAAGTTCTTCTTCGGCCGCCGCCTCTTCCCGCTCAATACGTCGCTGTTCTTGCGCAATTTGTTCGTCTATAGGCGCAGGCTCGGGTTCCGGTGTTACCGGCGGGGGTGTTACTGCTTCTGCTTCTGCTTCTTCTACAGGCGCAGGCTCGGGTTCCGGTGTTACCGGTGGGCGTCTTACTTCTGCTTCTGCTTCTGCTTCTGCTTCCGGTTCCGGTTCCGGTGTTACCGGCGGGGGTATTACTTCCGCTTCCGCTTCTGCTTCTGCTTCCGGTGTTTCCTCGGTGTCGGCCTGATCTTGTTGGGTGTCAGTTTGGGTACGCCCACGCCGAGATAACTTTGGGTCAATAAGTTCTGCCAAGAACGCTACGATACCACCTACACCGCCGCCCAAACCGGCTGATTCGGGTACACCGGCAAAAGTGTCTGTATCGGGGTCGTAAACACCCTGCGCAATAAGATTCTGCCCTACTTCCGCTGCAGATTCCTGTATGGCTTCTTCTACGGCACCCTGTGCAATACGACCTGTTCGGGTTCCTGTACGTAGACGGTTAATTTTACCAGCAAACGTTTCCGCAACTTCTTCCGCTACCTTCTCGGTGTTGGGGCCTAATACTCTCCGCGCTCTACTAACCACACTCGCTATCGGCAACATTTCTGTACCGCCGACCAGTGTACCCAGCCCTGCGGCGCGGCTTATTTCTTCTTCCGTAGCCCCCGCTCGTTCGGCGCGTTGGCCTGCTTCACCCGCCCCCGCACTTACACCCAGCCCAAGACCCGCTGCCCAACCCAAAGGACCACTAAGCCCCGCAGCCAAGAACGGTAAAGTAGAACCTAGCCCCTCCATCAAGGAGATAAACGTGTTGTCTTCGTAGGCTTTGTCGGGGGCCAGTAATGAAGATTCTTGTACTGCCCGTCCGGTTTCGGTAACGGCACCTCTCGCTGCCTGCTCTGCTTCTTCGGGCAACGCAAAGGCCGCACCAAAAGCCGAAGACTCTAACAGCCCTGCAGCCCCCCGCCCAATAGCCTTAGCGGTTTCCGGTATGTACCCCAGTAAACTTGTTTCCGGGGGTGCCGGAGTTAAATCCAATCGCTCGCGTGGGGCTTCGGGTTGTGTGGTTTGTGTGGGTTGTTGGGCAGCAGTGGTACTTTTTACACGCGTAATGGCGTTGGCAAGTTTCCTAGCAGCTTCAGTGTCCCCAGCAGCATGGGCGTTTTTTAGTGCGGTGCCTAGTTGTTGCAATGTTGCCATAAGATAAACTCATTATTGCGTATACTGCTGTACCAAAGCGTCAATTTCAGCGTCTTCGGGGCTTGTATTTTCAAACGTCTGTGCTGTAGTGGTGGCAAGAGCATTTAATCCCGAGCTTTCTGCGGTGCTACTAATGTAGTCTTGGATTTTTTCTTGCGTTCTTCGTTGTACAAGTTCGTTTATTTCTGTTTCTGACAACTCACGAGCCGCCGCACTGTTTTCTACTTCCGCACGGGTTTCTTGTTGTCCAAGTGGGCCCTCAAACATCTCCCTAGCCCCTTGAATAAGTGCCGCTTTAGCTTCCTGCAGTCGGCCCTGTGCGCGCAGTCTTTCAACCCGTTCTTCGAGGTTCACCCTCTGCTGGTTGTATTCGCGCTGTACTTCAATCTCTTCGCCCATCAGCTCAAGGCGTCGATTTTCTCGGGCAGCTTCAGCGGCTGTAATTTCTTCGTTCTGCAGTGCCTCTACAAGCTGTAGTCTTCGGGCATCAATGTCTCGTTCTGCCGTATTGAGGGCCTGCGCCCCTGCCGCCAAACTTCGCCCAAGCCCCCGGCCCCGGCCGCTACCCATCCCGGTCAAGAATGTTGCCAACGCCCGCATCGGGTCTTCTTCCTGCGCCCGCAAACGATCAAGTTCTTCTTGGTAACGAGATACTGGCTGCGCTGCGGTTTCCGGCTGTTCCGCGCGCTGGCGTGCCTGCCGTCTTGCTAAGCTTGCCAAATAGTCTTGAGGCGTGCGCATCCCTGAAGGTTCTGTACCCTGCATACGGAACGGCCCGCGCAGCTCTGTAGTACGGTCAACCAATGCACTTAACCCCGCCGGTTCTGTAATGGGCGCGGGTGCCGGAGTTGTTGCCGGAGTTTTCTCGGGGCGAGTTTCTAAACCGACCACACCACGCCCAAACTCGGCAACGGGCCTACCCACATCCGATAGTGTAGGGCCGGATTCGGGGTACAAAAATCCCAATAGTGCCTTGGGTATGCTGGTTACACCCTCACGAATGGTGCTGCCCACCTCGTAAGCACTTGGTTCTCGCCCTTCACGAATTACTTTAGTGCTGGTTGGGTAAAGCTCTTCTACGGAAGGCACACCACTAAACAGGGCTCCGTCTTCAAGGCCAAGAAGCCCCTCAAGAGTATCTACCCAATTCTCGGGGTTGCCTACAGTCGCTCCTGCGGTATTGATGCCTCGGTTAACTTTATCAAGCACATCGGAACCCGTTTCCGCCATACGCTCAACTATATTAGGCAACCCAATTGTTGGAAGCCGGAGTCTGGGTGATTGTCCCAAATCTGTGCCGGGCATATTCCTACCAATTTCGGCCATACCCTCAACTATATTAGGCATCCGGTCACCGATTGTTTGGGCGGCACCACTCAAAACTTGAGATAAAACGTCGCCCTGTTTAGCAGCCACACTGGATAGATTCCGCTGGTTACGCCTGTCCCTTACAAAAGCTGCGCCCTTTTGGAGTTGGCGTCCGAGTGCTGCTAGCTGGTCAGTGGTATATTGCGCCGCGTCTATGCCCCGCTCTGCCAAATAAGAAAGAGCGTCGTCAACTAAATTACTCGTAACTCCACCATCTCCCTGACCGTACCGCAGCAGCTCCGGGTCTTCCGAACGGATAACTGGCGGTGACCCACTTACATATGACCCCTCCGGACCAGCAAACCCACGGGGTTCTACTATGCCTTTCATGCTGTCTATATACTGCATTACAGCAGGCATCTGGTCCCCCATCTGGCGAATCAGGTCTTGTAACAACATCTGATTACGTTCTTTAAACTCCGCTTGTCGCGGGTCTTCCAGCGCCTTTTTGATGCCCATGTACTCTTTGGCAAACTGTTTAATCTGTTCATTACCAACAGCAGACGGCGGTACGGCACCCATAGTCGGTTCGGCGGGGATTATTCCACCTTGTTGGTACCCCTGCCTACGGGCCATATTCGGTGCAGGAAGTGTCGGTATACCACGGGCCTGCATAGCCCGACGTTGATTTAACTGCATACCCTGCGCCCCCTGCATTGCTTGCGCGGCCATTTCCTGCCGGGTTTGGGTCATAGCCTCTTGACTTAGCTGGTCCCGCACAGTAGCGGGGTTTGCCTGCATACTAGCCTGTACCTCGCGCATAGCGGCGGCTTTGTCCGTCTTCATCTTTTGAAGTGCGAGCAAATCCAATAAGTCTTGGTTCTGTGCATACCGCTGCGCCAACGCTTCCGGCTGTCCGGCAAACGCGTTCATACGGTCATTAATAACTTGGTCAATTCCCGGCATTGTTTTGTACCTGTAATTTAGTCAAGACCCAGTGCCTTTCGGACAGCATCGTCGCTCAAAAGACTCAAAATACCCCCGGCACCGCTGGTAAAACGCTCTAGGCCCGTCGGTTCTGCATACTGATACTGCTGCGTACTAATCGGCAGTCGTTGCAACAGCGACTGCATAAACTGGGTTTGCCGGTACGGGAACGCTCGCTCTTCTTCAAACTGGCCGATATCCGCCGCAATTCCCTCTTGCTCAATACCACGTTGTGTACCACCAGCTCCCAGTTGTCTGGATAGTATATCTGCTTCAGTTTCGTAACCTGTGCGACCTAATTGTGCTTGTGTTTGTCTTGCAGACAGTCCCCCTCTGAGGGCATCCAACCCGTACCCCGCTCCAAACTGTCGTGATTGTTCGGCCAGTTGCTGCGCACGCAAAGTCCGGTCTGCTTCTGTGCCATACAGATTTTGTGCTTGTTCAAACGCAGTCTGATACCCCCGCCCAGTGATGTCGGCAAGGTTTCGGAGTAGGTTGCGCTGCCCCTCAGATTCCATAATGGCTTGACGTCCGCCGCCATAAGCCCCAGCCCTACTTAGCCTGCCCGCATTCTGCACTCGTTGTATTTCTGCTTGGCGTTGGGCTTCGGCAATCTGGGGTTCAAGCGCCGCCTGTAAATAGGGGGACATGTATTGTTGTGCCATGCCCGTATCCGTAAAAGACCCTGTAGTAAATTGCGTGGGGCTGTAGGATAAACTAGACATATCTTGCGCTATTTGCCCTGCTCCGGTAGCTGCTTCTCCTATAGATGTAGGTGCAGCCAAAGACCCCAACCCCGTAAATGCTTGGGTTTGTAGCGCAGACGGGCCAGCCGTAAGTGGACCCATGTAAGCTTGATAGGGCATCTCGGAAATAGCCGCACCCCGCCCCAACATTTCCGTTACATACGGGCCCGCCCACGGCGACAAGGAACTACTGGTGCCCATAAAGCTGGGGTCAGCCGCTAGACCACCTGTTTGAAATTTTTGCATAACCTTTACCTCGCCTATGCCGGCAGCATTTTGTTGGGGTTAATCTCGCGGCCTTGCTCTTTGCGGCCTGTGCGTGCCTTTCTAACCCTATCCATCATAGTGTACAAAACATCGGCCCCGGCGTCAGAATTACCGTTACCTAAATGACTTACTATATCGGCCGGAATAACGAATTCTCCGTCACTAAGCCGGGCTGGTTCATTTCCATCTATTGTAGCAGGTATAAGGTCCGCCATACCGTCTGTAGGACCCCCTAAATAGTAGCCGTTCCCGCCCATATGATTACTCATTGGGTTTCCTACTTGACCGCCCTGCGCGTACCCATCTATGAGTGCATAAACTTCTTCTAAAGGCACCCCATATATAGCTGAAGCCTCTTCAGGGGATAATTGTCCAGTATTTAACAGCCCCATTACATAATCTATTTCATTCTGGGTGTAGTCACCATCTGCAGGGGGGAGGGGAGGCAGCTCATAAGCAGGTTCGGGTGGAGGTTCGTAAACAGTCTCCGGTGGGGGTATATAAACAGGCTGTTCCATAGCTGCATAAACTTCTTCTAAAGGAACTCCGTACATAGCTGAAGCCTCTTCAGGGGATAACTGCCCAGTATTTAACAGCCCCATTACATAGTCTATGTCCTCTTGGGAGTAATCACCGTCTGCGGGAGGGAGAGGAGGCGGCTCATAAGCAGGTTCGGGTGGAGGTTCGTAAACAGTCTCCGGTGGGGGTATATAAACAGGTTCGGGTGGAGGTTCGTAAACAGTCTCCAGTGGGGGTATATAAGCAGGTTCGGGTTCCGGCTCAGGGACCGTATCGCTCAACACGTAAGGGGCATCCCCGCCACTACTTAACCAAGTATACCCGTGGTGTGGGTAGTAGGTTTGGATGTATTCAGTAAGTTCCTCCATACCGAAATTGGGGTCGTCATACATTTCCAAAAGCTGCTCTGGGGATATATTGTTGCGTATGGCTTGCTCTAGAATATGTGCCGCTTCGCCTGTACTAATACCTTCTTGGTTTCCGGTAAACCAGTCTGGGCGCTCCTCTTCTGACAACATATTTATCCCGGTAGTGTCTACAGAAGCAGGGTCCGCCAGATAGTCTACTAAGCGGTCTAAATCGTTGTACGGATCGTCGTATAGAGGTATTTCGTTACCCGGAGTGTTGTGGTAAATATCAATAGGGTCTAGGTCACTTACCTCTGTAGGCATTCCTGTAGTGGGGTCATAATTCTGGGCGTAACTAAGAGGTGTTACCCCACCTGTAGTGGTGTTTGTGGTATTTGTACCCGTGCCTGTGCTTGTACCCGTGCCTGTGTCTATAGGGGTATTTTGCATCGCAGTTAAGATTTCATTCACGGGAATACCGTAAAAATCAGCAGCTTGCTGCGGTGTAATTACCCCCCGGTTGATCAACCCCCGGACATAAGCGGTTTCATCCGGTGTGTAGTCATTGTCGGCGGCCGGTAGGTTAAGGCCAGCCAGCGGGTCGGGTTCCGGTGTCGGTGCAGGTGCGGGGGGTTGTAGGAGGGCATTTACCTCACTTACAGGCAGTCCGTAGTAATCTGCAGCTTGCTGCGGTGTAATTACCCCCCGGTTGATCAACCCCCGGACATAAGCGGTTTCATCCGGTGTGTAGTCATTGTCGGCGGCCGGTAGGTTAAGGCCAGCCAGCGGGTCGGGTTCCGGTGTCGGTGCAGGTGCGGGGGGTTGTAGGAGGGCATTTACCTCACTTACAGGCAGTCCGTAGTAATCTGCAGCTTGCTGCGGTGTAATTACCCCCCGGTTGATCAACCCCCGGACATAAGCGGTTTCATCCGGTGTGTAGTCATTGTCGGCGGTCGGTAGGTTAAGGCCAGCCAGCGGGTCGGGTTCCGGTTCCGGGGTCAGTGCAGCAGTTGTCAAAGCAGTCATTGCCTCAACAAAGTCGGCCTGTTGTTGCTCTTGAGCGGTTTGCTGGTTTGCGTAATACTCGTTCAATGCCGCCAGCTCGTCACCACCCATAACTTGCTGTGCCCCAGTAGCGTCGGTAACGGGGGTGAACATGGCGGCGGCAGACTGGTCAGTAAAGTACTGGCGTCCAGAACTACCCGGCCTACGGTCTGTAGCATCAAAAACACCCGGCACAACATCGCGGGTAGCCTGATAGCTGGGGATACCGCCTGTATATCCAATGGGTTGGTTTTGGTTACCCTTGTCAAAAAGACTGGCTAATCCACCAACAAGAGTGCCCAAAGCCGTAACTTGCCCACCCGTAAAAAACTTTTTCACACCGTCATCCTCATTTTTATCCCGGCTCATAACCTCAAGCAGCTCTTCGGGAATAATACTGCGGCCGTAGGGGTCAATAACGTAATCAAGATCGACCAAGTCGCCGGGACCGCCTGTAGTAACTGCAACACCCGAATCTGTGGGTAACCCAAAACCGCCGCCACTGCTTGAGGTGTCTGGGGTCTCTGTACGTGTGTCTGGGGTGCTATCGGTTCTTTCATCTAAAAAAATGTCTTCAACCCGAACATCGTCATAAGTATCGTCAAAAACACTTGTGTCGTCGGTTATGTCGTCGGTTCGGACAGTTTGGGTTGTGTCGTCGGTTATGCCGTCGGTTGTGTCGTCGGAAACCACGTCAGGTGCTACATCAGGAACTACCCCTTCGCCCAGACCAATACCTAATCTACCCGTTTCATCATCTAAGAATACTTGCTTGCCTATTTCTTTAATGTCGGCAATAACCTGATTAGGGTCGCCCGGTATACCAAGTTCGTCGCCCGCAGTTTGAACTATGATGTCTTTTATAGTTTCAGTATTTAATACGTCCCCGGCTGCAGCTCTACCTGACACTACATCAGCGACTTTACCTAACACTGCATCTAATGCAGGGATGCCTGTCTGAACACCAGTAACAGTACCGCCCGGAGTGGTGCCGATACGCCCAAATACACTGCCAGAAGGTTGCCCCCATATCACTGTACCCCCCGGTGCATTAGGCTGTATAACCGAGTAGTCCGGCTTGGGGATACCGAGGATGTCAAATACTGCATCTTGGGCTTTGCCTACTGCACTAGCCGCTTTATTTATCTTTTCTTGGGTCATCTCCACTAACGTGGGTTCTGTAGACCCACCGGGTGCCCCGCTTAAACTGGTTATATAGCCAGATTGTCCAAGTATGCTGGCTAAGTCTTGTTCGCTGACACCTTCTGTATCAGAGGCTTGCGCTAGCGCACCCATAAGTGTTTCATATGCACCTTCGCCACCCCCTGCTAACCCCTTAGTAGCTAACGCTAACCTGCTTTGCGCCTCAAACTTCGCCCTTTCTTGGGGGGTCATCGGGGTTTCTTGTAGGGTGCTATCAAAGAAGCCCAGTAGGTCTAAAACATTGTAAGCGGCATACAGTGGCCCAAGACCTTGCAGTAAAGTCCCTAATCCGAATTTAGCGGCACCTGCTTTTGCTGCTTCTTCTGCTGCCTTTTTTGCTGCAATTTGAGCAGGATGTATACCTTGTAGAGAAGTTAAGCCCGCCGCGTTAACAGCACCACCGCGAGCGGGGTCTTGAGTCAATATGTCTGCATTAAATGGCATACCTAACCTACGGAGGTGTTGGGCGCGTTTCAGGTAGCGCCGAAATAAAGTTAACTGTTACTACAGCAGATGGTATGCCCGGATGTGGGGTTACTGCCGCCGAAGCACCTAATTCTAAATTTGTACTAGTACCCGACCAATAAAACTCTAGATACTCCCCAGCGGCCATGTCGATGTCAAACGCCCACTGTATATCTAGCATCCTACCTGAGCCGGAAATGTTATAAGGCCGCGTTGTGTAGCCTAAGTCAGTACCGTTTCTAGTTATCCAAACATACACGTCTTTTGAACTGCCGCTAGTACTAGTCAGGGTCAGAGTTAACTGAAAGTTGTAAACCCCACCATATGTGGCAGTTATCTGGCTATTGCTTCCGCCGTTAATTTCGAACCCACTTTCCAAGTAGGTCTGGTTAAACGTAACGGCCTGCGCTGTGTTCGACGCTACTAGTGCTTGATCTGCTGTGGAGAAGTATAACGCATTGGGAACGTCAATAAACCGCCCACCGCTGCTACCTGTCAACAAGTTTACCGTATTTGCCAAGGTATTGAAAAACAAACGCAGTACGTTGTTCAGGTCGCTCAAATAGCGCAATAGCGGGGAGGTTGGCGGTATGGGTAGCGCGGGGGGTGTTACCTTGTTTATCTGGCGCTTGTCAGCCATTACCCTCTCCGCCCATCAGGCCGCACATCCATACGCGGTATACCCAGCTTCCACGTAACTCCCAAGTCAGTAGACTCTACCTTAAACACCATCTGTCGGCCCCGCACGCGGGTGTACACCTCTCCGGTAAACTGTTCTACAGGAATCGTAGCTATGCGGGATACAGTGTTCTCACTATTACCCCCGACACCGGCTGGACTGTAGTACCCCGACCCAGCATTTTCCATAGGAATCAAGGACATAATAGCCGATGGGGTGTCCGCAGTGGAGTTATCGAACGTGATGTCTGGCAACACCCTGTTGATTAGCATGAACCTGTCCCCGTCACCTACATCAAACGGGGCAGAGATTAGCGTTGCCGTTATGGGGTTAGCAGAACCAAGCTCGTTGCAGTCAGTGCCGTACTCTTGGTAGACCAGATTATTGCTGTAGGTTGCCGCTATGGGGTAATCCCGCAGGTCGGCGTCAATCCACGCTGAGCGAGATAAGTTACCGTAATACCACGCGTTTTCTACGTAGTTGTACACCACATACCGGTCATTCTGGGTAGAGCCAGTAGATGGGTAGAACCACCAAATTTCGTCAAACTGCTCGTTGGTACCGCAAATAACTTGGTCAGACTGGTTCTTGTTCAGGTCATCAAAAACGTAGCTACGTACAGCGCAGGGCAACGTCTTTACGGTACCGTCGTAGATATAGAACTTGTCATTGCCCATCCAGTAGGCGATGTTGTTGGAGTACACAACTGCATTCGGCCCAGCGACCGTAATGTTTTCACCAAGCAGCTGCGCCCCCCACACTTCCGGAGCCCCCAAATACTGCATGCCGTACAGGGCAGAGTCAGTCCAAACCAACACCTCTTGTCGCGCCTGCTGGGCGCAGATTATTTCCGTACCGGTAGAAAGGCGTAAGTCGCCTGCTTGGTTTGTAGCTGCGGGAGTCCAGTTAGTTATGTCTTCTTGGTCTGACCACCGAATCAGCATGGGGTCTAGTGTGCTGCTGCCTATGGGATTTGCCCCGAAACAAAAGGCAAACCGGAATATGTCCGATATAAAGGCCACGTTAGCGACTGTAGGGACGCCGGAGGCACCGCCCAGCGATGACACATATACCCCCCTACTAGCTACCCCGCCAGAAGCGTCCCAATAGAGCGGTGGGCCGCCTCGATAGGTAAAAAACAGGTCTTCCCCGAAGTTAGACTGGCTCCACAAACGCATAGGTGCAACAGTATTGCCCCCATTACCCCATGAACCGGAACCCCACAACCCCGCGCTCCACCCAGAAAACGGCACCTCGATCTCATTACCCACCGGTATCTGATAGGTGCCTACTACACTGGCCCCACCGTTACCAGTATCCGAAGCGTTTGCAATGGCTGTAGCCGTTACAGTGTAAGAGTCAGCGTCTATTATGCTATCTATGACATACTCTTGGTTGAGTACAGTGGCCGTTATGTCGCCACCGAGGCTTACCGCCCCAGAAAACGTCACATAATCGCCCTGTTGTGCACCGTGCGCTGTATCAGAAACAGTCAGCGTAGTGGAACCGGTGGTGGCAGAAAACGTCACATCACCTGCCGCTGTGGTACTCCGTATGGGGGTAATGTCGTAATACGCTCCACCAAGCTCAACGTAATACTTGAGGTTCGTGCCCAGCGCGATTTGGTTCTTTTTATCCAGAGTGGCCCAATTGTGCAGGGACCGCGCCACGCCTAAATACGTATTGGTAGAAAACCGCTGCCACCCACCTATTTTTTCAGGCAGCCCCCGTCTGAAACGCACCTTATTGGTCTCGTACCAACTGCCCTCGGCTGCATAGCGGGTATTCTCGCGGTCAACCCCGGTCTTGAACTGTAGTTTCTGAAGCGGCATCTATAACTCTCACGGTAAATACTCGCCTGTTCTAATCATGTCGGCAAGCTCCAAAGCCCTGCCCCCTACCTGTCTGGCCCATTTAGAGTCTAAGAACTCGGTAGAGGCAGCTTTATAGTCGGCCACTTCCATAGCAGCCAATGCGCGCTTGAAACCACGAAGTCGAGTGGCACCAAGGTTAAAACTAATGTCAATGATAGCATCTTTTCGCACATCATCAAGAGAGCTAAACCACGGATATTCCGAAGAAAGTTCCTTAATAATGCGGGCTATGTCGTTGTCCAGCAGGTAGTCGATTTCGTCTTCGGACAGGCCAATCCCGCCATTTGGGTCTATATTTCGGCCAACCCCGATAGTCCACCATCCAGCAGGGCATTTGTAGGCCACATGACGGCCGTTAGTTTTAACCCCGCCCTCATGGCGCTTAAGCATTTCTATCAGTTTTTTCATTAGTGATTTTTCTGCGCACCTTTTACTTTTTCAAATGTCCTAAGACCACCCAGTCCCAACATACCCATTAGAACTGGCAGCATGGTACTTAGGTCAATCATTGGAACCACTACACCTGTCTCCAGAAGCTCTAGGGCCATGTTTGCCATTGGTATAATCAGGAAATTACCAGCCATACCAAGCACGCATACCCAACCACACGCTGGGCGCCAACCAGCCACAAATAAGTTTTTGTGGGCAGCCTCTGTCTTGTTTATCTCAAGTTGAGCCTGTATCTGCTCGTGCGCGTGGCGCTCAGCCATAGTAGCTATATCATGCGCCAGCTTCTCCCGAAGGTCTTTATCAGGGATTACCTTGTCTAATATCGAGGAGACTGGCCCAATTAGTGAGCCTAACATAGACAACATTTAAGCCGCCGCCAAAACAGCTAAGGCAAACAAGACGAGCACAATAGTCATGCCCGCCTGAGTCTCAGTCATGTCCATCATTTTAGCTTTTGCCGCTTTACCTAAATATTTTATTGAACCCATTTTACTCTCCAAACTTAACCCATATTCCTGCTGCTAAAGCAGTCAGTATGGCGGTTGTTAAGATTCTAGCCATCGTCTGGCCTACAGTACGTTTGGTTTCGCGCCACGCTTCCAGAAGACTGCGTATTTCGCGCACGTCCTCTCCCGCACTATCGTCGTGTAAGCCAATTTCACGTAGGGCGTTTCTGGCTCCAAGTTCCGCAGCTTCCTGCACAAGTATTTTGATCTCTGCGTCGGTTAGGGACATCGCCTTGCTCCTTACTACACTCGGCTACTTACAAAACTAAGAGCCTCTTCTATCAGCTCCCCCACATTTTTTGTAAAAGTGGCGCTAGTAGTCATTTTTTACACCATATTGCTCGATAACAAATCTTTTCAATATTCCCCAGCCTTGCCTTTTTCCTATTTCCCTTGCGTCAGGCACAAACAGATTTCCACGGTAGTCCAAGGCGCTAAAACTAAATGGGTACAGCTCATTCAGGCATTGCAGATCATCGTACAAAAACGACCTTTCACTGAGCAGTGTCGGGTACATCAGTGCCGAAGATACCGCACTGTGAGCGCAGCCTGAAACATGCCCAAGCTCATGTTCTACCACCGCCCTGACTGCCCAGCCTCCTATCTCTGGCTTGAGCTGAATGTCAGCCTCGACAAAGTAACCATCCTGCCACCAAAGGTGAGCCCTTCCAAGGATGCTGTTATCCACTGCGCGATAGCTCTCAACAGCCCTTGCGCTTGATACCTCACTGAAATCACCATCACAGAATATAGTGTTAATAGCGTCTCGGGTAGAGCCTCTGGTGGTGTGCTTTACTTCCCATGAGGTCGGGTAGAAATTCTCATAAGCCTTCATCCCGTCAACAACTGCATTGATAACCTGCTCGGGGCAGCTTGCATCAATCTCAGCGTGGTAGCTCTGCCATCTTGGTTCACCCTCATAGAGTTGATAGGCGTTTGCTTCCTCATAAATGCCAAATACAAGGCCGAACAGCATACCGCCCGCAATTGGTATCCATTCTTTTTGCCAAAACAAGTGGCGTATAAAGCTAATCATTTCCCTCTGCATCAAGAGATTCCTTAAGAGCGTTAGTAAACGCCTGCGCCCCTACCTGGAGCTGTTCAAGCTGGAACTGGGTTCCATTGATCTTCCGAGTTAGATCGGCAATGTGATTGACAAGAGCCTTCTGGCCGTCAGTCATGTCGTCGATGTTGTACTCTACTTCGTCTATCGTGATTACATTGGCTTGTTTAGTATTTTTCGCCATTGCTTTTCTCCTGTGCGCTGTTTATGAATCTTCTATTGTGGCCTGATACGCTGCCTTCACCTCGTCGGTGTGTACCGCAGCAGCAATATTCTTCACCTTCTGATCTTCGTCCTCAGTGCTGTCCAGTGGTGTGACAACATGCCGATGGAACGTGCTTGAGATTACTACACCATCCTCGACAATGCGTGTAGCTTGCCTGACCTGAATGCAGCCATTCTCAAGCACTTCGATTTTATCTACTACTGTTTCTTTAGTTAATGCCATTTTGTTTCTCCATCCCAGAATCCACTGGGAATAATTGTTAAGCTGATGTTTGGTATTCCATCGAGATAAATAAGTCACCGTTGCCATTTGTTATGTCAGCGATGTTTACTGTGGTTCTTGTGGC